CCAAAAGTTGACGCCTTCAATTTGAAACTGACCATTTTTCAATTCAATGAAGGGAAAATCATAGTCAATGAAGCGGCGACGGGCAATCTCAATCATTTCTTGTTTGTTTTTCACTTTTCATCACCCCTTAATTGTAAATATTGTTGGCATTAGCACAACCCCACCCGGAACTTGTTTTGGTAATAATTTTGCGTCTTTTTCTTCATCTGGATTACCATTTCCGGTAATTGGGTCATAACCATAAGAAAAACCAATCTTGAAGTTTTCAAATGTTACATGCTTTTTGACTGATTCTGGCATTCCTGCACATTTTACTGAAAGGATGGTTGTTTCGGCTTCATCTTTACCGCAAGGTTTCTTTATTCTTTCCCCGTCTTTTTCCACCCACTTTGCATAAATTTCTTCAATATATGTTTTTTGCCTGATAAATTTTGCCCTTTTGAATGTGCTTTCGTGTTTCCAAAATCCTAGTTTATTATCGTCAATCTTATCTGCAATTTCTTTTGGTGGTTCTGTGCCTAAAAGGTGCATGCTGTCTGTATCGCAATAAATAATTCGGTGATAGACTTTTTGGGCTGTTCGTATAATTTCGTCCCTTGCCCATGACGTAATGAATACAGCAAGTGGTGTATAAACAGGGTCTTTAAATTCTTTGATTTCTTCGCCATTTTCATCCTTTGGCATTGTAAACCCTAGACTTCCATCATCTTTAAGATAAGGAATTTTATTTGTTACATCTGGATTTGTAGCGAATTTACCGTAAAGGTTGTTTAACATCAGTTTGGCGTTTTGTTTGATTGCACCCTCATTGTGTGTTTTGACATACATCCATTTTTCAATATATTGTTTAAAAAATCCTGTTTTTGCTCGAAATTTCCAACCTTCTAGAAATTGAACATCATAAAGATCATAATGTTCTTGAATGAGTTTCCAATCAACGTTTGTCACATAAAGGTCTGGGTATTCTCCTCTGCTTGATGTTAAATATTCATTTTCCTTAAATACGTTCTTTTTAATTTGTATGGTTGGGATTTTATCTTTTTTGATTTCAAAATCGCAACGAATATGCGCTATATAGAGAGGATATTCTGGGTCTTCTTGGTATTCACCTTTAAAATATATTGGTAATCCATATGGTAAAGGTTTATAATACATTTGTGATGGGTACATTGAATTGATGTCAAAAACAATGCCTTCCTCCAATTCTTTATTTTGAAACTTTGGATTAACCCATGTAAACCCGCCACGATATGCTAAACGAAAATTTTCGTTCATTTGAATGGACACAGTTGGAAATAGGTTTTCAAATTTTTTGCGGTTTATGATTGCTTTAAAGTCGCTAATTGCGTCTAGTCCGATTGTCATTTTTTCTAACCCTTGATTGAATTGGATTTGCAATGCATCCGCCACAATTTCAAGGTCATTTTTTATATAGGCAATTTCTTCATCTGTTAATTTGTGGTTGGGTGGTCGATATGCGGTATAGTCGATTTCGCCTTTTAATACGTTCAATTTATATGATTTTGCGATTTCTTCTACTTTAAAGGGAAGTTTTTTCAAGCTGTCATAAATTACTGTATGTATTTTTCGCTTCCCTTTATATCCTTGACAAATGTCTATCATGTACCATTGTCCCATTCGCGAAATGACTGTATAGAATGTGTTCTTTTTTCCTGTTTTATTGTAAGTGTATCCATTTCTGTAAAGCCAATTTACGATAAATGAGCCGTCGAATCGTAAGTTGTGAAAGTAAAGATCAGCTTGACTATTAATAGCCCATTCCATAAATTCATCTAAATTTGTTCCGATTTTGTAATTTTGTTTATTCCCGATTTCCATGTATCCGTATGCCCATACTCTGCAATCGTTGGGGTCTGTCGTTGTTTCAAAATCACATACGAATTTTCTTCTCCCCATTCAATCAACCCCGATAGAAGGGGTTTATTTATTAAAACCCCCATAAATCTGTATTTAATTTTCCATTTTGGAATCGGGTTAATATGGCATCATAGGCTTCCGCAAGATGGTTGACTTCATCACCACTCATATTTCCTTCACTATCCCACAAAGCAAAGTCAAACACATCATACATCATATAAATTTCATAAAATTGTTCGGGCGACAGGCTTTCTAGTTTTTGAATTAAGTCATCCCAACCTGCCCCCGCATTGATTCTTATTAGGTCAATGAAATTTTGCTTCATAATTTGTTGTCGCCAATCAAAATATTCTGGATTAGCTCGTGTTTTTGCTCTTTCTTGTATGCGAAACAGGTCTTGATAAGTTTTGACGTTTTCAAAATTGAAGTCGGGAATAACATTTAGTCCTCCTACATTAGGTCTCCGTAACATACGAATTCGTTCTCCTGCTGTACCTTGTACTTTGCCCCCTTGTATAAATGGCATTTTTTCAAGTCTTTTAATCTCTTTTCTTGCTAATTCTTGTGCCGTTTTGACGTTTCTTTCTATTTCGTTTAGAAGTGCTTTGGAAGCGACAACCCCGTACTGATTCTTTTTGAATTGGTAGCGTAAATTAGATCGGTTTGTGAAAGACTGCATTTGTTCTTTCCACTCATTAAATTCTTGTCGGGTTTTGAAACTTTCAAGGGGTGGTATTTTGATTTCGCCTGATAAATCTATTCCGTAATTTTTTTGGACACGACGAATTTTGGCTTTGGTATTCTTGACCAATCTGGCGTATTCTTGACGGTCGATTTTCCTAATACGAATAGGTTTAGCTCTAGCCAATTTACCTCAACCCCCTTGACGACAGCTCTAAACCCTCGTTTTTCAATCTTTTTATAGTAGTAAATATCGGCAAGTAATTCCGTATTGAGTGGATTATCAACAGTAATTTTCGACATTTTAGACGAAAAAAATAAACGATGGTTGCGGTATCCTTCCAAAAACTTGCGGAGATAAAACATGGAGGAAAAGTAGAACGTGATTTCACCATTGGAAACCACGTATCTACTTTCCCGCAAGTTATGGAAGATACCCCGCTTGGTTGCGGGCAACTTCCATCACTTCCTTTAGGACTTAAAGTGAAACGTTTATTAAGATGTTTAGGAGACGATTTGAAGGTTTAAGAATTCGTTATTTCTGGATGATTTTTGTTTGACCAACTTCACTTTAAAGCTTTTCAACCCGGTTGCCTTGATGAAGTCAATCAAACTTTCACCCGCGCGAGCGATGCTTTCCGATATACCCGCGTAAAGTGACCCATCTTTGGCGAACAAGCAAGTGACAATGGCGTCTTGTTCGTTGCCATAGGTATCCACTTTTTCAGGATATTGAAGTACGTCAACTACTTCAATCGTGAAGCCGTCCTCCAATTTTTTCAATGAAATGCTTGCACCATTTTTCGCATTAAACAGTTTCGTTTGCCCTTCAACAGTGGTAAGATCAAACGTCGCTTTTACATTTTCCATTGTTCATTTCCCCTTTTTCTTATTGATTTTCTTTTGGTCTTGCGATTTCGATGAATTTTTCGACTTCCAATTCGTAAATCGTGGTGTTAGGTTCGACGGCAAAAACGGTAACCGGACGACCATATTTTTTAGTCATCAACCTTTGCGCCTTTTCCATTGAAACATTTCCCAACAAAATTTCATCGGGAAGTTGTTTCGCTTTTGGTTGTCCGTTTTCCATGACCATTTCTGCCAATTTGACCTTAGTTGTGGTGACTTCTTTTGTCATGATTTTACGCACTTTTTTTCACCCCTTTTGCTATTCATTTTTGGTTGGTAGCAAGTTGATTAACTTGCTCGATTTAAGATTAATATATTGTTCCGAAAAAGTCAACCTTTTTTGTAAAACTTTTTTGTTGATTTTAGGGAACATTGTTCTTAATGATTTTGTTTCAAGTTTTCAAACTAACTACCAACCTGTTGATTTAAATATAGCATAGTGAATCACAAAAAAACAACAATTTTTTTCAGAATGTGCTAGATTTTTTATTGACTATCCATGTTTTGCTATTTTTCTACTACAATATATGGTATAATCATCTTGATGAAAATACTATATTTTGTGTTTTGGAGGTGGAAAATCTTATGCCGAATCTTTCAAGGGAAGAGCATGAAAAATTTTTGGAGGAGCTTTTGAATCCTGAAATCGAACATTCTCGAAAAACAGAGATTCTTCAACAACTTAGAACAAACTATAACGCATTTCTCGATGAACATGCCGAAATTTTGAAGGCTAAAGAGGAATTGGAAAAAGATAACCAAGACCTAATAATTTCCAACTCTAAATTGTTCCGACAGCTAGGGGTTGTAGGGCAACCTGAAGAAAAAGAAGTGGAAAAGAAAGAGTTTTCGGAAACGATTACCATTGAGCAATTGGAGAAAGGGGCGATGATGTAATGCCAAGAATTACGATTCAAGATGTGAAAACTACGCTAGGAATTACCGAAACTTATGATATTGTCAATGCTATTCGTAATTCCAATCCTTTGTTTCAACAATATGTACCGCTTGCCACGGCGGATAATATTGCCGAAGTTGGTCAAGGTATTCTTGTCAATCAAACTTTGCAAAACGATTTTATTACCGCACTTGTTGACCGAATTGGTCTTGTCGTTGTGCGAATGGTTTCTCTCCGCAATCCTTTGGGAAAATTTAAAAAAGGTATGCTGAATCAAGGTCGCACCATTGAAGAAATTTATACCGATCTTGTACCTGAACATATTTATGACCCTGAAGACGCTGAAGAAACAGTTTTCAAACGTTCCATTCCGAATGTAAAAGTTCTTTTCCATGAAAGAAACCGTCAAAGTTATTATCCGCAAACAATTTCAGATGAACAATTACGCTCGGCGTTCGTTTCATGGAATGCTTTTGAGAATTTCCTCACATCTGTATTGAATGCGGTTTATAATTCGGCTGAAGTTGATGAATTTAAGTATATGAAACTTCTTATTGACAACTATTATTCTAAGGGGCTGTTTACGGTTGTTCCAACCGTTAAACCGGATACTGAAACCGCCGCTAAGGAATTCATTAAAAAGGTGAGGGAAATTGGTCTACGCATGACGTTGCCTTTTGGTTCCCGTGATTTTAACGCCCTTGCGGTTCATACGGTGACACAACCCGAAGACCTTCATCTTATTATTACCGCAAAACTCCGGGCTACTGTTGATGTTGATGTTCTGGCAAGTGCCTTCAATATTGATCGTACTGACTTTATGGGGCAAGTGACCGTTGTTGATTCTTTTGCAAGCCCGGGTTTAGAAGCGGTGTTGATTGATCGAAATTGGTATATGGTTTATGACCAGCTTCAAAAAATGGAAACCATCCGCAACCCGAAGGGCATGTATTGGAATTATTTCTATCATGTGTGGCAGGTTCTTTCTGCTAGTCGTTTTGCTAATGCGGTTGCTTTTGTTTCCGATGCGGTTGACCCTGTAACGCAAGTGATTGTTGACCCGCCGATTGCGGCATTGAAACCCGGTCAATCCAAAACATTTACAGCTTATGTGCGCGCAACGGATGGTCAAGATCATGATGTGGCATGGAGTGTAGAAGGACGCAACGGCACGACGGTTCAGTCGGGAACGACCATTTCTTCTAATGGAGTATTGACTGTTGATCCTGCACAAACAGGAGAATTGCTTGTAAAAGCGACAACAACTTTTGACGTCGATGGTCAATCTAAAGATGTGATCGGTGAATCTGTTGTGACTATTGTTCCTTCCGTCCAATAAAGAAGGTGTCATAAATGGCGACTGTACCATTGAGCGGAACGAATATTCGCATTTTAAGCGGTATTCCGTTCTCCAATGACTATAAACATACCCGTTGGTTTGACAGCTTATCCGAACAAACTTCTTATTTTCTCGGAAAACCTGTCATCCATTCCATGAGTGAAGCTAATTTTCAGCGAATTGAAGGACGTGCTTTTGTTCGGGTTAATCGAAGCATAGATGAGTTATGGGGCGCAAATTATCTCATGTTTCAAAATGCCCAATATAACAATAAATGGTTCTATGCTTTCATTACAAAATTAGAATATGTCAACGCAAAGGTAACCCATGTCCATTTTCAAATTGATGTATTACAAACATGGTTGTTTGATATGATTTTTAAACCATCGTTTGTTATTCGTGAGCATCGTCCTCTTTGGAATTCGGACGGTACTCCGGTCATTAATACGGTTGATGAAGGGTTACATTATGGTACAGATTACGAGATTGTTTCTGTTGAACGTTTCGTGCCATATGACGATATATTCTTTTTGGTTGCGGTAACTAAGAAATTAATGCACGGTTCTGATAAAGGCATTGAAGCAACAGTAAATGGGTTGCCGCAACCCCTTTCTTACTATGTTCATCCTATTAAACTTGATGGTTCCTCACCTGAAATTATAATTGGTGACCATAGTTTCGGTATTTCAAGTGGCATAGAATTTTTACGCAATATTTTTACACAAGAGGATGCCGTTAATAACATTGTTTCATTATACATTACCGAATACATTGGCTTTAAATTTTCTAAAGATGGTGATGCTTTAATTTTCCCTGAAGAATATTTTAGTGCGGCAGTTATTGCCGATGATGTTCATGAGAATGTTAATACTATTTATGTGAAAAAGAACAGTTATCAAGTGCTAAATTATTCATTCGGTAATAAATATGACGGTTATCGAAGTGTTAAGGAATCTAAACTCTTAATGTATCCCTATACTTGTATTATTTTAACTGACCTAAAAGGTTCACATGTCGTATTGAAAAATGAATATATTGAAGACGATAATCTCCGGATTTCGGTGCGCGGTTCACTCGGTCCCTCAAATAAAGTTTCTTATGAAGTAGATAATTATTTAGTTAATTCCTCCGTAAATGGTGAAGAAGCTGGCTTGGTCACCTATGAAAATGCCCTTGTTAATAATAACCCTAATGATTTACCTATAATGAATGATTATCTTGCGGCATTCATGCAAGGGCATCGAAACACAATTGAGAATCAAAGAAATTCCATTGTGTTTAATGGCTTAATGAACATGATTGGTAATGCTGTTGGAGGAGCCGCCGCTGCTACAACCAGAAATATTGGTGGTGTTTTGCAAGGCGGTGTTGGTGTTGTGCAAGGTGCGGGGAATACACTTTTACAAATTCAAGGTATTGAAGCAAAACTTGCCGATATAGCAAATGTTCCACCTTCCCTTGTCAAAATGGGCGGTAATACGAATTTTGATTATGGTAATGATTTTTATGGTATTTTCATCATTAAAAAGCAAATTACCCAAGAATACCAACGAAAATTGGAAGACTTCTTCAACATGTATGGCTATAAGGTAAATGAAGTTAAGGTTCCTAATTTTCACACCAGACGATATTGGAATTATGTGCAAACGGCGGATTGCGTTATCCGTGGTAATTTCAATAATGAAGACTTAGAGGAATTGAAACAAATTTTTAACAATGGAATTACCTTATGGCATACGGACGATATTGGTAATTACACTTTGGACAATGAGGTGATTTGATGGGGAAACGGAAAGGGGGTTTTAGAAACCCATATCAAATTGAAGCTAATCGAGGTAATCGTTGGTTTAATCATTATTATCAGTATTTACGCTCGCTTGCCTATCAGCTTTTTAAATGGGAAGGCTTGCCCGATAGCATTGACCCTCGCTTTTTGGAAATGAGCTTACATGAATATGGGTATGTAGGATTCTATAAAGACCCAAAAATTGGATATATTGCCGTGCAAGGTTCTCTATCCGGTACGATTGACCATTACTATCTTCCTGATCGTTTTCATGCCGTTTCACCTAATTATCAAAATACCTTTCGTATTTACAATTATAAGGACATGAAGCCGACAGGAAGGGAAGCAAACAAATATGGGGTTGTAATCTGGAATAATGATTTTCGTTTTCCGACAACTCCTTCACTCTATCTTTTCGCCCAAGAATTAACCGAATTAAAAGAAATTATCCAAGTTAACGTAAAAGCCCAAAAAACACCTGTTCTTATTACTACTAATCAAAATACACTTTTTAGTCTTAAACAGGTTTATAACCAATATGAAGGCAATGCTCCGGTTATTTTTGGTGATGAACATTTAGACCCAAGTGTTTTGCAAGTTTTGAAAACAGATGCCCCATATGTTGTTGATAAACTCAACCAACAAAAAAATGCCGTCTGGAATGAGGTTATGACTTTTCTAGGTATTAAAAACGCCAATTTAGAAAAAAGGGAAAGAATGATAACTGACGAAGTGAACTCAAATGATGAACAAATTCTTGCAAGCGGAAATATTTTTCTAAAATCAAGGCAAGAAGCATGTGACATGATTAATGACTTGTATCCTGAATTGAATGTGAAAGTTGGTTTTCGCAAAGGGGCAATACAAGAATTTTTAAGTCAAATTGATCGAGATGCAGAGCCAAAGTTGCCGATAGGTGGTGACACAAATGTCTAGTTATACAATGCCTTTACGTGCCATTATTGAAAAATATACACAAGATAATCCTAATTTAAGCCATAAAGAACGCATTGAAATTGGTAGACAAAAACTTTTTGACTTTGACTATCCTATTTTCGATGAAAATTATCGTCCAATTTTTGAAACACATTTTATCAGAAATTTTTATATGCGGGAAATTGGTTTTGAAACAGAGGAATTATTTAAATTTCATCTAGAGACATGGTTGAACATTAATATGCCATATTGGAACAAAATGTTTGAATCAGAACTCATTGAATATGACCCACTTACAAATACAAAAATGGAAGTCAAACGAACAGTAAAAACAGATACAACACAAAACCAAACATCAAAAACGACAGGTAGTAGCCAAGGAAGTGCAACTCAAAATGCAACTGGTCAATTAACGGATGATAATTTTAATAGGCGTGTTGAAAGTGATACTCCTGATAGTCGTCTTTACTTAACAGCCAATGATGGTGAAGGCGTTATTGAATATGCTTCTAAAATTGTTGAGGATAGCGAAAATAACAAAAGAAGCACATCAACGAATCAAACATCAAGTTCACAAGAAAATACAAGCGTTTCATCTGATACGGACAATCAGATTAATGAAGTAGAAGATTATTTGCAAAACCGTGTTGGTAAAATTGGCGTTTCTTCCTATGCAAAATTAATCATGGAATATCGTGAAAGCTTTTTAAGAATTGAGCGTCAAATTTTTGATGAAATGAATGACTTATTTATGTTGGTTTATTAGGAGGTTATAATATGGGAAAACCTAATTTACCACAAATTCCATTTTTACAGCCTATTTCAATGCAACCTTATGAACGTTATTTGCCCACTGCTTTTGATGATAGTTTAACCCTGCTTGAAAAAGTCAATAAATTAATTTATGCCTATCAACAGATTAGTGAGACAACCAATCAAATTATCCAGCAATGGGAAGATTTAGTTAAATGGGTGGTTGGTCAAGGTTTACAGGATGAGCTAAATAAAATCATCCACGATATGTTAGAAAAAGGTGAATTCGGTGAAGTATTTTTAAGTTTACCAAAAAATGTCCGATATTATGGAGCTTATGGCGATGGAATCAGTGACGATACAAACGCCATTCAAACTGCCTTAAATGGTGGTGGACGAATTTATGTCCCCGAAGGTAATTATCGCTTAACAAAGCGCTTAATCATTGAAAAAAATACCTATTTCACGTTACATCCCAATGCAAAAATATCTTTTGATGCTAATGATTATTGTATTCTCCAAAACGGCTCAAATGATAATTGTGATTGTCTAACAGGTTATAATGGTAATGGCAATATCATTATTGAAGGTGGAATATGGGATTGTGGAGGAAGTGCTTCATCTGATATTCGTGGGGGCATTTTCTTAGGACATGGCTCTAATATCATAATTAGAAACGCTACAATTAGAAACGTCAAAGAACTACATTTTATAGAAATTAACTCTTCTGAACATGTAACAGTTGAAAAATGTATATTTGAAAACTTTATAGGTGATCGAACATATGCTGAAGCTGTTCAAATCGACCTTGCATCATCAGCTGAGAACTTTCCTCCATTCGGACAATATGACAATACATTATGTCGTCATATAGTCATAAAAGATTGCGTTTTTCGCAACGTTGGTGCTGGAATTGGCACGCACGTGACTCAACCGCAAATGTGGCATGAACACATTATCATCAAAGATAACTTTTTTGATGGTCTTATGACGCATGCAGTCCATTTTCAAAATTTTAAAGAATTTGTTGTTTCAGGGAATAAGGCTTCTAATGGGAAAACTGGTGCTTTATTAGAAGGGTGTTATGAAGGTGTTATTGAAAACAATATTTTTGCTGATATGTCGGGTAATGGTGTGCAATTATCAAATTGTACATTTGTAAAAGTCTTGAATAACTCAATTAAACGCTGTCTAAATGGTTTTACAGGATATGATAATACTAGTGATGTTATTGTAGAAAATAATCGCATAGAAAGTTGTACACAAAATGGGGTTAACTATACCGGCGGAGCAAATAACATTGTTAATAAAAACAGTGTTGCTAAAAACGGTGCATATGGAGTATACCTTCATGATGGTTTAAGTGATTCAATTATTCGTGATAATAAAATTATAGATAACGCATTAAGTGGAATTGCTATTACAAACGCAACCAATAATAAAGTAATTGACAACTATATCGTTGGAAATTCAACCAATGGAACATTAGGAAACGTTAATCTTTTAAGTGGTGCTTCTAAAAACGAAATACGTAATAATTATATTCGCAAAGGTTCTGGACAAGCTAATTATGGAATTGCTGTCGATGCTAATGCCGCTAATGACAACAAGATTATTAACAATGACGTTGATACAACTGCATATGCACAAAAAGCTTATGTCGATCAAAAAGAATGGATTCCATTGACATTAAGTAACGGGTGGTCAAACTATGACCCAAACAACCCTGTTTCTTATTCCGTACGTGGTGATAGAGTTATTTTCAAAGGGATTGCCAATGTTGGCACTCTAGGCGGTAATGATAATGATGATACCATGGCATTTAAATTACCGGGACTAGCAACTCCAAAACAAGCTAATTTTAAAACAATAGGTGGAATAGGCGGTGACACTACTAGCTTTGTTAGAGTCAATGTCTTTACAAGTGGGAGAGTTACTATCCCCGTTGTCAATTCAATTACTGCCGTTGACTTCAGCGGTTTAGAAGTTAACTTAGCATAGGTGAAAAAATGGTATACAGTGAAAACCGCTTCTTAACACTCGAAGAAATGACCGTAAATGCCCAATATATTTTGAACTATTTAACTTCCCGGGGTTGGTCAAAAAATGCCGTCTGTGGAATGTTAGGAAATATGCAAACTGAAAGCACGATCAACCCCGGCATTTGGCAAAACCTCGATGAGGGCAACACTTCACTTGGTTTTGGTTTGGTTCAATGGACACCAGCGACTAAACTAATTACATGGGCGAATGAACAAGGGTTAGATTATCATGACATTGATACACAACTTAAACGAATCATATGGGAAAAAGATAATAATGTTCAATATATTCCGACATCAGAATACCCTATGACATTCGCCCAATTTGCCGTTTCAAATGAAAGCCCTGAAACTCTAGCCCAAGTTTTTCTACGAAATTATGAGCGCCCTGCCAATCCTGATCAACCTCAACGTTCAACGCAAGCTCGTTATTGGTTCGATCATTTAACTGAAAATAATGGTGGCGGGGGCGACGATGGCGGCAATGGTGGAGGAGGTGATGGCGGAGATAATTCAAAGAAAAAAGCGCTTATTCATTTACTTCTTTGTGACGCCTTATATGGCTGGAAACCTTTGTAAATATGGAATAGGAAGGTGCTGATTGATGTTGAACACATTATTACATGGTTTTTCTATTACTCACGTTCCGGGATTTTGGGTTATCATTGGGTTGATTATTCTTGATTGCCTTTTTGGTTTATTAGCATCCGCAAAAGAACGTAAACTCAATTCATCAGTTAATTTTAATGGATTAATAAGAAAAACAAGTGAAATTTTAGCAATCGTTTTGTTTACTTTAATGGATACCTATTTAAAAACTAATGGTGGAGTAATTAAATTAGGAATTGGGATGCTTTTTGTATATGAAGGTTTAAGCATTATTGAAAATGCCCATCGTGTTGGGTTAAACCTAGACTTCCTTTCTCAATTCTTTGATAAAAATAAAATCGGAAATAATGACGAAAAATAATTGAAAGGGGGTTTCCTTCATGGAAAAAAGCCTATATTATAACCCGCAAAAAATGTTATCTTATAATCGAATCTTAAATTTTGTCATTGGCGCACGGGGGATTGGCAAATCCTTTGCCATGAAGGAATACCCCATCCGCCGCTTTCTTAAAAATGGTGAACAATGGATATATGTTAGACGATACAAAACAGAACTTAAAAAGATCAAAAATTATTTTACAGATGTACAAGAAAAATTCCCCGAACATGAATTTAAAGTTAAAGGTAGAGAATTTTATATTGATAATCAATTGGCCGGGTGGGCTATTCCCCTTTCCATGTGGCAAAGTGAAAAATCTAACGCTTATCCAAAAGTTACAACCATTGTGTTTGATGAATTTATCAGGGAAAAAGATAACTCCAATTATTTACCCAATGAAGTAAACGCATTTTTAAACTTAGTTGATACTGTTTTTAGAAATAGGGATAATGGACGGGTTGTTTGCTTATCCAACGCCGTAACGATTGTTAACCCCTATTTTTTATATTTCAATATTGTTCCCGATATTCATAAACGATTTAACGCATATGAGGATATTCTTGTTGAGATTCCTGAAAGCTATGACTTTGCCGAAGAAAGAAAGAAAACCCGTTTCGGTCGCTTAATTGATGGTACAGAATACGGTGAAATGGCGCTCGATAATGAATTTGTTAATGATAGTGAAACGTTTATTGAAAAGCGGTCAAAAGAGTCAAAATATCAGTTTTCTATTGTCTACAAAGGTTTAACAATGGGTATTTGGGTTGATGTACGAAAAGGCCTTATGTATTTATCAACTGAGCATGACCCTTCATCAAAATATGTTTTTGCACTTACTACCGATGATTTAAATGAAAATACAATGCTTATGACGAATTGGCGCAACAATTATTATCTGTTTAAACTTGTGCGAGCTTTCCTGAATGGCTATTTAAGATTTGACAATCAAATAATACGAACAGTCGCCTACGAGATGTTTAATAAAATGCGAATTAGGTGATGTAATATGGTCTTTATTAAAAAGCAGTTTTATGTCATTATTGAAAAATTGAAAAATGGCGACTATCTAATTGAAGAATTGTTTACCAAAAAGCGTTATTTTGTAGATCAGTGGACATTTGAAAATTATTATATTGCCTACCCGTTGGAACATGTTTCACGTGAAACATTAAAATAAGAAGAATATGAATTTTCTGACATATGAACATATACCCTTTAAATTTTTGGGCATAAAAATACCCGGATTTAACCCGGGTTATTCTTTTAAATATGGTAACGCTTTAGCAAGTATTTTATTATATTCTTGTGTATCCACTACACCATGCGACATTGCCCAATCTAATACATCAATGAAAACATACGCAGGCATTTCAGCTTTTAAATTAATATCCTTTATACTTACTTTCTTATCCGATTGTTCTTTAACAGGTTGTTTTAACATTGACATAAGGTAAATGCTTGCCATAAAGACAAGCAATCCAAAAGCCAAAGCGCCTACCATTTAAACCCTCCATTCTTTATGATTATTTTGTTTCTCCTCAGCTTCAAGAACACGACAATATAAATCTAAATATTCTTGTAAGTCAAGCAATCCTTCTGCATACATCTTAATTAAAACCTGCTTCATTTGATCATACATAAAATTAGACATTATATCACCTCCATATGATTAAGCGCCGCAAAAGCGGCGCATTTTATTTTTTGACTGCCCAATCTCCACAATAATACCCAATTTTAGTTTCCATAAAGGGAATGTCTTTTATAGCCGCCAATCCATGCACACTTAATTGTGAAATTAACCCTTTTTCAAACGCATATGCCAACCTAACTGCATCGCGCGGCGCTTGATTGACATAAACTAATTCTTCCCCTGTGGCAAGATTGTAAACTGTGACGCATTTAGCTTTCATAAAATTCCCTCCCATTGATTTTTGGCTCCCGCCGACCATCCCCGGATTAAATCCGGGTAGGTTTCGACCGGTTGCCATCCGGTCTCATCAGGACGGTTAAAATTCATAATAAGATTGAGACTCCCCGCATTCCGGGCATGTGTATTCGATAACGTATCCGTTTCCATCTTCTTGATATAAAGTAACAACTGTTTCAACATCTCTTTCTAACTTCTCTGAACATGAAAAACAATAATTCCTCATCGTTTCCCCTTTCTTTACCGTCCTATTTTATATTCGCCAGACGGTAAGCGATAGTTTGGCTTCCGCCGACCATCCCCGGATTAAATCCGGGTAGGTTTCGACCGGTTGCCATCCGGTCTCATCAGGACGGTTAAATCATATTAAAACGCTGTCTTGTAGCAATGAAATCCGCCGCTTCCT